GGGCGCGGCGAGGGCCCGGCGCATGAGCCCGAGGCCCCGCTCGACGGCCTCGTCGGATAGCAGCGCCCCGTACAGGGTCGGCAGCACGAGCCGTTCGGTGGGCTCCCGGCGGGCCCCGAGGGCCACCCCGCACAGGTCCGGAGCCGTCCGGTGCCGGGCGCAGTAGTAGGTGCCGCCCCGGCTCCCGGCGACCGTGAACGCGCCCCCGCAGGCGGCGCACTCCAACAGCCCCGAAAGGAGGTACTTGGGCCGGGCCTTGCCCTTGCCGGCGGTGCCCGACCGGGCGGCAAGCCGGGCCGCGACCCGGTCCCACGTCGCCCGGTCGACGACGGCCAACTCGGGCCGCTCGTGCACCACCCACTCGGCCCGGGGCCGTTCGCGCCGCTGGCGCTTGCCGGTGTCCGGGTCTTTCACCCACTGCGACCGGTTCCAGATGAGCCGCCCGACGTAGCCCTCATTGGTGAGCAACTCGTGCAGGGTGGTCGAAAGCCAGCGCCCATCGGTGCGGCGGCTCGTGCGGGCCCACTTCGCGCCCGGGCTCGGGACGCCGCGCACGTTCAAGCTCGCGCACACCGCGGCGTACGTCTCGCCGCCTGCGATGCGCGCGAAAATTTCGCGCACGACGGCGACCTCGGCGTCGATGGGTTCGCGCTTGGACGTGAACCCGTAGAGGCGCGACCCGGTGGGTTCGGCGCGCTTCGCCCGCGACTCAAGCGCGAGGTGCACCCGGTCGCGGATGCCGGCGCGCAACTCGTCGCTCATCAAACCGGACAACCCGGCCTGCATTCGCGCCGACCGGCTCGTGCTGTCGAACCCGTCGAGCACGCCCACGGTGCGCACACCGCGGAAGCGCCACCGTTCGATGATGCGAGGCAAGTCCGATTGTGAACGGGAGAGGCGCGACAGGTCGGCCACGAGCACGACCTCGACGCGCCGGTCGAGCACGGCCCGCTCTAACGCGGCGAGGGCTGGCCGATTGCCGACGGCCGCGCCGCTGATTCCCTCGTCGACGTGGTGCTCGACGATGGTGAGCCCGTGCCGCTCGGCGTACTCGGTGCACGCCCGCTGCTGATCGGTGATGCTCGACTCGGTTTGTCGGTCGGTGCTGAAACGGGAGTAGGTCGCGGCGTTACGCATTTGCGCACTGTACTCGGAAGCCCGGACAAAAGAAAAGGCGCCCCCGTTGCCGGGAGCGCCCGTTAGGCCACTAACCGAGGCCGTCGTACTTTTCGCGCATGTTCGCGAGGACCAAGTACATATCCTCCAACTTGCTGGCTTGAACCTCATCCGGTTCGGCTTCCATTGCGTCCATGACGGCGCACGCTGCCCGGTCATAGAAGTCATACATAGCCGCGCGGGTGTAGGCTTGCGCGCTGCGGCGCTTTGCTTTAGCGTTCATATCGTTCCTCGTTTGTTAAAGAGCAAGGCCCGGAGGGTTGGCAGACCCCCCGGGCTTTTCCATTATAGCACAAACGAGAAATTTTCGCAACCTGCAAATTTTCGCGATGTTCGCGCGGGCCTAGTTTTTCCGGCATTTCCGCGCACGCATCAAACTCGCCGCGCGCAAGCGCCTCAAGCGCCAAGCGCACGACGACATCAATGAGCGCGTCGAGTGCCGGCTCGTTCACGCGAGCAACCGGCGCGCAATCAGGTACGCGAACAACAGCACGAGCGCGAGCGCCAGCCACGGCGCGGCCTCGTCGGCACGACGCACACCGCGCTCGCGCTTTTCGTAATCGCCGCTCAACGCTGCAACCACCACAGCACGAGCACGACCGGCACCGCGCCGAGGAACGTGGCCACGGCATCGAGCAACTCGACGCCGTGCATTCCGGGCACGGCTTTGTTGTCGAGCCAATCGGCGTATTCCTTGACGCACCCGGCCACGCCCGTGGCGAGGAACGCCGCAGCGATGGGCGCGGGGATGCCAGCCCAACGCCCGCCCCACCAAATGAGCGAGGCAACGAGGGCCACGACGAGGCCACCGACAAAGTGCCCGACCTTATCCTTGGGGATGTTCATTCGGACACCTCGCCGCCCCGACTTGCTACTGGCTGGACAAGTGGTCTTGTGGCGTCAATGAACTTCTGCACCGCGGCGACATCTCCAGCGTCCATGCTGTCACGCCTACGGCCTAGCGCAGCCAGTGCCCAGTATTGCCAAGGCGGTTGAGCCTCGCGCTCGGTGTCGGTCACACGTTTCTCGGCGTCGGCAAGTTCGGCAAGCTCGGCCAGTAGCGCGCCGCGATCCTCGTGAGCCTGTCGGCCCATGTGGCGCGGGTCGAGTGCGGACATGGGTAGCTCGTCGGCCCGATGACGGGCGCGGATTGAATCAACGTCGAGCACGTTTCATTCCCTCCATTAGAAGCGCCTGCACCGTGGCCTTGGTTTCACGTCGGCGCATGACTAGCTCGTCGACCGTTCCCCGGGCGACGATGTGGTGCACGTAGACCGTGCGCGGGTGGCCGGATTGCGCCTGCCGCGTCGGCCCAATGCGTTCGATGATTTGCTGGTAAGGCTCAAGCGCCCACCAATGCGAGAAAAACGCGAGGTGTCGGCCGCCGTCCTGCAAGTTGAGGCCGTGGCCAGCGCTTTCGGGGTGCGCGAACAACACCGGGATTTTGCCGGCGTTCCAATCGCGTATGGTCTGCGGGTCGTGGCCGAGGTGCACACCCTTCGGAAAAGCCTTGCGCAGTCGCGTGAGGTCGCTGCGGAAGTGATACGCGACGAGCACAGGCTCGCCCGCGGCCTCGTTAATGATCGACTGTAGTGCCTGCAACTTGAGGTCGTGCACCTCGATCCACTTGCGGCTGTCGTCTGTCGTGCCGTCGTCGGTGTACAGTGCGCCGCTCGCGAATTGCAGGCACTTGAGCGTGCGGGTGGCCGCGTTGAACGCTTCGACCTCGTGCCCGCTGTCGAGTTGCGTGTACATGTCGCGCTCAAGCTCCCGGTACTTGACGCGGCAATGCCCGGGCATGTCGACATACACAGTATTGTTGACGAGTTGCGGCAAGTCGAAATAGTCGCCGGCCTCAAGCGACAGACACACATCACGAAGTTTCGCCGTGATGCTCGCCTGCGCGCTCGGCAGTGGCACCCACGTCATGCGGCCCGTATCGTCGGCAAACAACGGCCGGAACCAACGCTGCCGGAAATCGTCAATCGTCACGCCGAGGCGCTGGCCCCAATCAATAAACCACTGTTGACCCCACAGGTCGATGAGGCCGTTGGGGCTCGGCGTTCCGGTGAGGTTTAGCCAACGCTTTACCTTTTTGTGAGCCACGCGGCCGAGCGCGCGAGCGCGCACGCCACCACCGGAGAGGCGGAAATTTTTGAGCCGCGTGGACTCGTCGGCCACCACCGTGGTGAAAGGCCAGCGGTCGCCGAGTTCCGCGATGAGCCACTCAATGTTTTCGTAATTGGTGGTGTAGACCGTGCCCGGACGCGCGAGCGCGGCGCGGCGCTCGCGGGGCGTGCCGACCACCGGCACGACTTCGGTGGCCTTGAGGTGATCCCACTTGGCAGCCTCGTCGGGCCACGTCGATTGAGCGACGCGCAGCGGGGCGAGCACGAGCGTGGGCTCGCCGTAGACCAATTGCAGGGCGTCGAGCATCGTGAGCGCCGACACCGTTTTGCCGAGCCCCATGCCTGCCCACAGCGCGCCACGGTCCACCATGTACGCGTGGGAAATCATGGCGCGCTGATAGTCGCGGGGCTTGAACGGCTGGCGTGTCACCGGGCGAGGCTCTCGACTTCGCGCACGGCCTCGCGAAACGCGGCGAGTTGCCCGGCCTCAAAGCCGGCGCGGTACGACTCGGTGCGCTTGCCGCGCACGTCGAGCACAAAGCCCAACGCAAAGCCGATGGTGAAACATGCGAGCGAGGTGAAAAGCATGGCGCCTCCTAACGTTCAAAGAATCCGGCGACGATGAGGTCGGTGACGAAATCGACGACGCCCGCAGGCGTGCTCACGACGCCGACCGTGAACCCACGAGCGCGGAGCCGGTTGTGCTCCCGCAGTTGCGCCGGGGTCGGTTCCTCGCCCGGGCGCTTGCATTCACAGAACGCGACGCGGCCACGCCACGACAGCAAAATCCGGTCGGGCGAATTTTTGCGCCCGAGCGTTTTGTACTTGTGGCACTCGCCGCCTTGCGACTTCACGAGTTGCACAAGCGACCGCTCGACTGTCGACTCGCGCATCACTTCCGCCGGCAGTCTGCGCACACGAACGCGCGCCCGCGGTTGAGCATCGTGCCGCCCTTGACGGGCTTGCGCGTGTGGCAGCGAACACACGTACGGGCAGAGAGTTCAAGTTTGAAAGCGCGGCCTTTCGACACGTATAGGCAGTGGAAATTCTGCGGGGTTGGCATGGCGTTCAATCCTTTCGATAGCGCAATGTCTCGAAACCCTTGGACGCGAGCGGGAGGTCGGGCGCCCACTCGGGCGGCACCGACATCAAGGCGCCCAACTCGTTGCCGGTGCGGTGCGGGTCCGCCTCGGCAACAATCTCGTCGTGGATATGCAGCACGGGCGCGAAGCCGTGCGCCTCGGCGCGGAGCAAGCCCTCGGCCAGTACGTCGCGGCTCGACGCTTGCGTCGCGTTTTCGATGAATTTGCCGCCGTACGACGTGAGCCGATCCCACTTGCGCGTGTACTGATTCACGCCCCAATATGTGATGGTGTTTTTGCGGCCCGAGCCGTCGCAGCGGAAGCAATCGGCTTTTTCGAGCCCGATGAGTTCATCGCGCTCGACCATGATGAAGCCGCGGCCCTTGCAGAACTTGCACGGCAGCATGGCCACGGCCGGCTGCGGGTAGCACAGGAACCGACCGGACGGCAGGCGCATTCGCAGCCACGCACCCTTGCGCTCGACGGTGAGGTGCTCACCGATGGGCAATTCGACGTTGGGCTCCGCGATGGCGCGGCGCACGGCGTCGTCGGCCGTGTACCACAGTTGCACGATGTTCGGGTTGGCCGCGCGCCAACCCCGGACGATTTCGAGCGCCCGGGCCTCGTCGATGTCGACGCCGAAGTTTTTAGCCATCGTCGCGAACGCGCCGACGCTGCCCTGATACCCGCACGCCAACTCGGGGACCTTGCCCGACACTTGGCGCTCGTCGGGTGCGACTTCGGTGTGCGGCTTGCGCAGCACGTTGCCGGCCGTGATGAGGTACAGGTCGGGGCCTAAGCGCGCATAGTCGCCGCGGCCGTCGGGGATGCGGTTGCCGTGCTCATCGAGTTTAAAAGTGTCGTACGCGCGGAACGCATCGAGTTTCCACGTTTCCACGGCCAGCCAAGCGAGCTTGCGGCCCTCGATGTTGGACAGGTCCGCCACGCACAGGTGCAGCCCCGGCGGCGCGATGATGGTGCCGCGGAGCGCACTGCTACACATCGCCATCACGTCATCGACTAGGTCGAGGCACCCGAGCTTGAGCGCCTTGATACCCAACTCGACGGCCGGGGCCTTGTACGTCGGCCGCGGCAGGTTGCCCGGCTGCATCGTGCGGTGTGCCCACCGCGCGGTACGCGCCGCGCCGCAATACTGCATCGTGCCGCGCATCCGCCCGTCGCTATTGATGGCGGCACGGATGCGCGGGTACTTCGCCGTGCTCGTCGTGCTCGCGTCGAGCCGCACGAGTAGCAACTCGCGCACGGGCGCGGGCAGGGATTCATCCTCAAGCCGGCGCTCGATGGTCGAGGCGGTGAGGTCCGGCAAGTCGAGGTCGTACTCGGCCAACAGGTGCGCGAGCAACGCGTCGCGCTGTGTCGCGGCCTGCACCGCGCCGAGCGTAGCGTCGTCAATCTGATCGGCGAGCACTTGCTTGTGCGCGTCGACGGCCCTGATGGCGGCGTCGACGAGGGCCGTGTCGATGTAAAGGCCGCGGTCGTTGACGTGTTGGTCGAGCGTCCACACGCGCCGCTCGAAAGGGTTGGCCGGGTAGTTCCACCGCGGCATTTTCCGGTAGCACACGCGCATCGCTTCAATGTCGCGGCCCGCGTACGCCTTGAACTTGGCCCAATCCTCGGGGTGCGTCTCGCGCGTGTATCGCGGGAGTTTGTCGCGCGCCGGGCGGGGCTTGCAGAATAGGTTTATGAGGCGCTTGCCGTCTTTGTCTTTCGCTTGATCGGTCGGAACCTTGAGCACTTTGCACAGGCTGTCGAGCTTCGCGGGCAGGCTGTGGGCGAGGGCCACGGCCATCGTGTCAACGAGCTTGGCGAGCGGCACCTCGATGCCGAGCGCGGCGCGCAGCACGATGCGGTCGAACAACCCGAAGTTGTGCCCGACGATGGTGTCGCAGTGGAGCACATGCCGTGGGAAGCCCTCGCCGGCCGTGAGGTCGGCCACCTCGATGGGGCCGTCGTCGATGGCCCACGCCACGAGCATCACCTCGGCTCGCTCGGCGTAGCGGTACGACCCGGCGCTTATCGGCGTCGGGCTGTACGTCTCAAGGTCGAGGTAGCCCGTGCTCATGTGCGCCGCCTCGACTGACGCAGCCGCGCGTTTTCCACGTTAGTCACGAGCGCCATGTGCTCGGGGTTCACGCAGTAGGTTTCCCGACAGGTGTGGTCGACGGTCATGCCGTCGGGTATGGCGCCGCGGAAAGCCTCATATGCAACGCGGTGCGCCCACTTCGACGCGGGTGTGCGCCGGCCCTTCACGCGCACGGCAATGCGCCCGTAACGGTTGGCCTTGCACCCCACCCATATCCAACAGCCGGAGCCCTCGGGGTCGAGCACCGAGTTGGCCAATATCCGAGCTTCAAGGTTGGGGTACTTGGCCACGGTCACGCGTTCGGAGCGATGATGCGAGGGCCGGACGATTTCAATTCCTCAATTTTCTGGCGCACCGTCGCCGCGACGTGGGCCTTGAACTCGGTGAGGTCGATGCCGCCGCGCACCGCGAGCAACGCCACGAGCGTTTCGAGGTGCATTTGCATGAGGTGGCGCGTGACTTCCACGTCGACCGGGTTGACGCCCGTTTGCACCGACACGAAGGCTTGCGCCTGCGCGAAGCCCGCGCACGCGTGGGCGTATTCGGCTTGTATCTGCTCGGCGTCGTTGGCCGAGTTGAAGCCGTTCACTGTTTCGGTCATGGGTTGGCCTTAATAAAGAGGGGCGCCACGAGCGCGCCCCGGATGGATCACACGAGGGCGTCGTTTTCATCCTCGACACCCAAATCCTCAATTTCGCCCTGCGCGATGACAGCCGCGCCGGGGCCGAAGCGGTCGCCGTCGCGGTACGCCTGCACCCACGCGAGCGCGGCATTGATCCGCTTGCCGTGCTGCTGGTGGTCCTGCGCCCACAGGTCGATGCCCGCGTTGACGTAACAACCCGAGTAAACGGAACCGCCTTCGACCACGGGCGTGGTGCCGTCGCGCTCAACGACGGTGGGGCGCACCTCGCTGCTCGCGTTTACAAAGAAATTGCCCGGGTAGCCGGCGAGGTTCGGCTTGGCGTCGCCGTTGTAGAGGCAGAACTTGCCGCCGAGCTTGAGGGCCTTGAAATTGGCCTCGGCCTTGTCGGCCCACTTTTCGCGCGCCACGAGCATGGCCACGCGTTCGATTTCCTTGATACCCGGGTGTCCCGGCGGCATCAAAAAGGCGGCGGTGAACTTGGGTTTCCCCTGCCCGTTAATCTGCTCCGCGGTCCAGAGCTTCGGGAACGCGAGGCGCACATTGGAGAGCTTCACGCGGCCAATTGGAAGTTTCGTGCTCATTAGATCAATTCCTCATCGGTTGAAAGGTCGTCAATGTCATTGGTGCGGGGCGTGACGACGATGGCCTCGCGCTTGTCGGATACGGGTGCAACGCTCTTGGACGGCTCGCCCTGAGTGATGAGCGGCGCGAGCTTCCCCCACTTGCGGGGCTTGCCCTTGAGCACTTTCTCGACGGCCGGCGGGCTCGCGAGCTTGTAGGTGTACATCTCGTCGGTTTTGAGCCGCATGGCCTTGAGCACGCGCTCGACCTCGGCCTCGTCGGTCCACGACCGAGCGGGGCGTCGGCCCTGCACGAGCTTGAAGCCCTCGACGGGCTGGCCAGCGAGTAGCCGGCGCTCGACCTCGGCGCGCACGGCCCTGCACCAATCCTCGATGAGCGGCACCGCGACCATGGCCTTGCCGAGCACGTCCGCGCCGACGTTGGCGTCGGGCACGCGCGGCTCGTCGGCCACGGGCTCGATGTCGCCGCACGTCTGCGCCTTCACGAACGCCGCAAGGTCGGGGCAAATGGCCTTGGCACGGCACCACCGGCAGGTGTCGCGGCCGGGGTTGTACGTCGGCTCAACCTTGCCCGCGAGCACGTCGAGCGCGAGTTGCGCCGCGGCGTTCGCGCGCTCGCCGAACGCGTAGAGGTCCAACGGCGTCACCGTCCACTCGGTCGGGCCCTTGATCCGCGGTTGGTGGATCACGAGCCGCACGGTGTCGATGTCGTACGCGAGGTCGAACCGCGCGAGGGACCCGAGGGCGTAGAGCATCAATTGCCCGTTTTCCTCGGCATCGACTTCGACGCCCATGCCGTATTTGAGGTCGTGCACCTGTAGCTCGGTGCCGCGCACGATAATCACGTCGGCCGTGCCCCAACATCCGGCCACGTAGGGCGTCACGTCGACGCGCTGCTCGACGTGGAACTCGTCGGCACCGTCCGCGAGCGCCTTGACCGTCGCGACGTAGTTGCGTCCGATCACGTCGACCATGTCGGCCGTGATCGGCCAGCCGTTCGGCGCGTTGGTGCCGATGAGCCCGTGCCCGTCGTTGCCCGACTCAAACATGTAGGACGCGAGCCAGTGTGCCGCCGTGCCCTCGCGGCTGTACTCGCTATCCCCGTCGGGGCGGCCGACTGACAGCGCGAGCGAGCCCGGGCAGTTGCCCCACATTTCGTGACCGCTCGGCGCGATGGTCGCGTGCGCGGCCTCGCCGACGGCGATAGGCTCGGCGCTCATGCGGTCAACTTCGCCAGCAGTGCCGGGTACTGCTCGGGCGTGGCCGCACTCGCCTTGGGCAGATTGAATTCCTTGAGCACGTTGACGACGAACTCGCGGCCCTTGCCTTCGACGGCCGCGTTGACGGCCGCGCGCACGTCATCGAACGTCGGGGCCTTCGCCTCGGGCTTCGGCTCGGCCTTGGGCGGCGCGGCTTCGACGGCCGCGACCGGCGGCGCCGTCTCCTCGACCGCGCGGGCGGCCGTGGCCTTGCCGACACTCGAAACCTTGCTCGTGCCCTTGACCGCTTCGGTCAGAAGCGCAACGGCGCTTGTGTTCGCCTGAATGAGCGTAGACAGTTTGGCGATTGATTCCTCAAGGCTCATGGTTCGTATTCCTCGTGAAAAGCTGCGGCGAATGCCGCGGCAAGGTCGTGGGCCTCGCTCGCGAGTTGTGCGAGCGCGGCGTGCATTTCGGTGGCGTTGTTGCGCATGTCGTCGGCCTGACGCGCGAGCGCCGTGAGGCGCGCGGGCAAGCCTTCCGCGGCGACGTGGACGGCCGCGAGGTCGACGATGTTGGCCTCGCCCACGTCGATGCAGTCGCGCAGTCGGCGGGCGAGGTCGTGAATGAGGGCCGAGGTGAAAAGGTCCGCTTGCGTGTTGGTCGCGTCGACGAGGCGCAAAACCTCCTCGTCTGTGAACGCGCGAAGGTAGGCACTCACTCGCGCACCCCGCGGGTGGCAAACCACACAAGGGCGAGGATGACGGCCCAAGTGAGGGCCTCAGAGAGCAAGTCCGGTTCGCACATTGGTCGTTCCCCGTTCGGTTCGATTCGTGACCGGGGAGCGATGTTACGCAAATGCAAAACAGACTGTCAACAGGGTTACACGTTTGCGTACGTCACAGGCGCAAGAAAGCCGGCCCGAGGGCGGCCGGCTTCACGCTCTAGGTCTGCCCGCTATACGTGGGCGAGGTACACGTACAGGTGCGCAGCGGTGAGTGCCACGAGCATCGCGCCGAGGCCGCAGAGCAAGCCCACGCGCAAGGCTTGCTTTCTGCGGCATTCCCGCAACGGCGCACTGTTTTCGATTATCGCCCTGACACGCTGCTCAATTAACTTTTCCATGTTCGCGGCCTAGTGGGGTTGGGCTAATCTTACCAAAAACGCAATTTGAGCCGCGTCAATATGCCCCAACTCGGTCGCGCGTGCGTACGCATTTGCGGCGATGTCCGACAGTTTTTCTGTGTTCACCGCGCCGACCTTGTCGGCGTCCGCGATTGCGTCGAGCACTTCGGCCAGCAGCCCCGCGTTAATGGCCACTGGCGCCGGCGGGTCCGGCAGCAATCGCGCGTTGTCCATCCATCCATCCCGGCGGGAGCTTGAGCGTGGACTCGATGCGCCGCGCAGTTTTCTCGGTAATTGCGCGGTTGCCGCTATTCATCTGCGACAGGAACGGCGCTTGCAAGTACCCCAATTTGCGCGCCAAGGCGCGCAGGCCACCCCATTGCTCGATGAGGGCCCGCAGGTTCGCACGCCGAACGGCCTGCATATCCATTGGTGTCACCCGTCTAGTTGTATGAGGTTCAAGTCTAACGTCCCGGATATTACGCCTTTGCGTAATTTCATTCCGTGCGGTTCCGCACGCAGTTGCGCACAACGTTTCGCAAATGTATAACAGCGAGGTTTCCTCCCTCGGGCACCCCCGTGCGTAAACCCCACTTGACAGGTTCCGAAAAATGAGTGCAGCCCTCAAAAAATTCATGGACTTAGCAACGCCCGCCCAACAGGCGCGGCTTGCGGAACTGGCCGACACGTCCCGGTCGTACCTGTATCAACTCGCGTCCGGCCACCGGGTCGCGAGCGCGGAAATGGCCATCGCCATCGAGCAAGCCACAAAGACCATCCGCCGCGGCGCGCTCAAGCTGCCGCTCGTGCTGCGCACCGACCTCGCGCGGGCTTGTAGCACTTGCGTTTACGCAAAGCGGGCTCAACGCGCGTGAGCGCAAGCGGGGGTTTTATGGCAATCAAAGCAATCGAAACGGTGTATCGAGGCTATCGGTTCCGGTCGAGGCTTGAAGCACGGTGGGCCGTGTACTTCGACGGGCTCGGCTTGCGCTGGCGTTACGAATCGACCGGGTGGGACTTGCCGAGCGGGCCGTACTTGCCCGACTTCGCGCTGCTACTGCCCGACATGGCCCGCCGGCCCAAGGGCGCACAGTATTGGGTTGAGGTGAAAGGGTGCGAACCCACGGCCGAGGAAAAAAGGCTGTGTCGTGAACTGACGGCGGCCACCAACCACCGCACGTTTTTGGTCGTGGGCGATCCGATTGAGACGTTTGAGCGCGGGTATTGGGTGGTGCGCGGCGGCTACGCCGTCAACACGGGTGAGCCCACACCGTTTCAGTTTACCGGCGCCCCCGGCGAGGATATGGCGCACCTGCGGAACGCTCGCCACTTCTGGCATTCGGACAGGGCCCCGCAGGCCGCGACCGCGGCCCGACAAGCGAGGTTTGAGCACGGCGAAAATGGGGCGCCAGCGTGATGGCCGCGGCAAACGCCGACAGCGTGCTCACCGTCGCACACGCTGCCGTGCAATACGTTGCGAGCGGATGGGCCCTCGTTCCGATCCCGGCGGGAACCAAGGGACCGACCTCAAAAGGCTGGAATACCCGGGAGAATTGCATCACGAGCGCCGAGGATGCGCGCCGGCTCCGCGGCAACATCGGGCTCGCCCACGCTTACAGCGGCACCTGTGCGCTCGACATCGACCGGCTCGATGAGGCCCGGGCATGGTTCACGCTCAACGGCCTCGACATCGACCGTTACCTCGCCGCGCCCGACCGCGTCGGCATCAAGTCGGGCCGCCCCAATCGGGCCAAGCTACTTTTCCGCCTGCCAACGCCGCGCGTGAGTGCATCGGTGCGGGTGGGCAAGGTCGAGGTCGTGCAGTTTCGGTGCGCCTCGGCCACCGGTCGCACGTTGCAGGACGTGCTGCCGCCAAGCGTGCACCCCGAGACGCGCGACGCGTATGAATGGGATTACGACGACCTTGTCACCGACTGGCGCGAACCTCCGCCTATGCCGGCGGAACTGCTCGCGTTGTGGGACATCGCGGCCGAGGGCGATACGCTGCCCGCAAGCACAGAGCCCCGCGACCCGGTCGACAACATCCGCACGCCCACGGGCGTAAGCCTCGCCGCGGCCCGCACGCTGCTCGCGACCCTCGACCCCGATGCCGATTATCTGGAATGGTTGCGGCACGGCATGGCGCTCCACCACGAGTTTGGTGACGAGGGTTTCGAGCTTTGGGATGAATGGAGCCGCACCGATAATTACGGCGGGCACGAGTTGCTTGAGCGCAAATGGGAGAGCTTCGGCCGATCAGGCGGCACGCCGATCACGTTGCGTTACACCATCAAAAAGGCCGCGGAAAAAGGCGTCACGGTGCCCAAGGCCGAGCCCGCGCCGCTGCCCGCGGGGCGGTTCGCTTTCGAGCGCGCCCACCTATTCGCCGAGCGAGCGCCACCCGATTGGCTCGTGCGTAACCTCATTCCCGAGCGCGGGCTCGTGATGGTGTTCGGGGCCTCGGGCAGCGGTAAGACTTTCGCCGTACTCGACATCCTTGGAGCGGCAGCACGGGGCGAGCCATGGCGACAGCGGGACACCCGCAAGTGTCGCATAGCCTACGTGTGCGCCGAGGGCGCCGGGGGCTTCCGGTCGCGCCTCAAGGCGTGGGCGATAGGGGCGGGCGTAAACCTCGCCGACGTGCACATCATCGTGCTCGGCGACGCCCCGAACTTTCGCGACGCCGCCCACGCCAAGGCCGTCATCGAGGGTATTGAGACGGCCGGGGGCGCGGACATCGTTGCCGTCGACACACTCGCACAGGTGAGCCCGGGCGCCAACGAGAACAGCAGCGAGGATATGGGCCCGGTGGTCGCGAACTGTCAGGCCGTCATTGCGCGGACAGGGGCGGCCGTGGTGCTCGTGCACCACAGCGGGAAAGACGCGAGCCGCGGGGCCCGCGGTTG